CTAAGGGGGTACCTTGGAGCGCAGTTTTGGATCGAAAGTCAGAAGTCGATGCGAAGTTGTTAGCTTTGGGGGCATCCATATTGGGTGGTGTGGCCATTGGAGTGTCTGCGTTTTACGCGAAAAAATACCTTGGGGAAAAACCCAAGAAAGGTAGTGAGAAGAGTTTGGCTAAAGAGCAGGCCCAAGACTCTGTTGTGGAGGATATTGTTGAAGAAAAGGAGGAAGAACCAATGGAACCGGTTTTATCCGCAACAATACCTCTCTCGTTAGTCGCTCCTGAAAAGGGGGACTACTCAGCACGACAAAAGGCGATGCAAACGACAGGACGTTCGCAAGACCGACAAACCGGCTTTACCAGCAACAAGAGGGGAGGAGGTGACCTTCGAGTTGACACGGGAAAGTTTCGCAAGCCCCTATCCAAAGTAGACGAGCAACGTTACGCGGAGCAGGAAAAGATTCGTGTATTCTTAGATCAAAACGTTTTTGCAGACATGGCCCCTCTTTTGAGGGGCGCACAGTCGCGAAGAGTGCCCAGTTATCGAACTGAGGCTGAAGTACTACGTCACGCGGAGGCTATATTTGAGGAGGAAGTGGGTTTTTTAGGTAGTGAGGATCAACAAGCACTACTAGCACACAAACTCTTCAGAGCGGCCACCATACGTGATTTTATCGCAGCTTTTTTCGTGAACACATCTAAGAAGACTCCATATCTCTATGATGATGAGAAAGAGGTATCAAATTTTTTTGAACGCTTTCCATCTTGTAGAGGAAAAAACATCCAATTTGAGATTTCAACTTGGAAGAAACAAAACGAATCTTCACCGGAAGTATCCTTAGACGCTGTGCTTGCTTCCATAAAAGCACAGAATAAAACATTTCCTAGTTTAGAAGAATTAAGAGCATGGCTCAAAGACCAAGGGTATATAGCTCATTATATACCTGTTTGGAATTCAATCAAAAAACCAGAAGCGGCAAACAATGCTAAACCTGCGTATGATGGAGAGACTGAGTTAACAATAAGAGTCGTCTTCAAGAGTACGTGGGCAAGGTATTGTAACCTATCACGCTTTCAGCATAAAGGGAGAGTGTGGTTGGCTATGCCGTCGGGGGATTATGATGAAGACAAGGTGCCCAACCTAATGGTGGAGTATTCTCTTAATGGGAAAAACTCTTCAAAACCATTAGCGGACCTTGGAAAACCAAACATGTTTGGAGGATTGGCGATCTGGCCATCCCGGTTGAACTTAACCGGTAAAGTATATCCTTTAATGATTCCACAATCAAATGGATATGGATACCTGATTAGGCTAAGTGAGAACGGAAGTCTCGCTATTAGTGGTTCAAAGTACTTTTCCAAGAAACAAGAGATAGAGTACAAATTGGATACTAAGGGCGGGGATTGCGGAGGAGTCTTAGTTGATTCAGTGAAACCATATTCGGTTGTGGGATTTCATCATAAGGGTATGAAAGGAAATCCTCCTACGAACTATGCTATACGGGTTACAGATACGCTCTTAAAGTATTTGGATAACCTAGCTTCAAAAAACTAGAAAGGGGTCACCGGTGGACCCCCTACAAAATGCCGGAGTTAATACCTGTTCTTGGGTATCCTGATGGTAGCCAATACGCGTTTTTGAAACCTATTGGTAACATCGGGGTTAAGCTCCCCCTAGCTTTAAGTTCCGTTAAAGATAGGTGCGTACCATCCTATGAGGAGTACGGCATTCGCCTCAACCGAGACGTAACGTACAGAGGTGTGGCTGGAACAGCACACAACGTTTGGCGCAGTATAAAGAAAATGGACAATCCAAGTGGTATAAACATACTCCCAGAATATCAGGCTCTTTGGAAAAAAGCTGTGAACATCTGGAAAGAGAGGTGGACAATACTATTTGCGGATTGTCAGGCAACCAGGCATGTAGAAATGACAACGAACACGTCTGCTACATTTCCGTTTCAAGTGATGGGTTTTAGATATAAGGCTGATGTTTTACAACAGCCGGAGTTTTGGACTGATTACGTGTACGGATATAGAGATCATCTAGCCATTTGGAGAGTTTGCTCCAAGGAAGAATTTCTGTCCATGTTGTTAATCACCAATGGGAAAATACGAACATTTATAATTCCCCCACTACATTTGCTTTATTGGCAAAAAGTACTTTTCTCAGAAATGAGTGAAGTGATTAAGTCAATGAGGTATGATGGTGTGGCATATGGAATTGTTTTTTCCGGAGGTGGATTTGACAACTTAATGAAGAGATTCGAGGGTTGTGCACAAATATACTGTGACGATGTTGAAGGATGGGACAGGTTATTGCCATTACTTCCTCTCGTTTACGAGCTCAAAAAACATGTTTTGGAGAGAAACATGAAAATTGCATTCGAGCCCTACCGGGATGTTTGCGATTGGACCATTGAAAATACTGTTAATTCAACAATACTATTGCCAAATGGAGACCTAATTCAAAAAGCATGGGGTAATAACTCAGGGAGTGGACAAACTACTGAGGATAATTGCCTAGCACATGATTTGATAAAAACCTTTATGGCTCTCGTCATGGAGAGGGAGCTTAAGGTTGATATGGACTACGTTTTATATAGTGATGATGCTATTGATGGTATCTCTCCCGGGAGTGAGAAATTTATGCCTTTAAAGCATAAATTGTATTCACAATTCTACATGGGACTAAAGGCTGGAGCGAGTGTTGTAACTACATCGCCTCATGGTGCTCAGTTTTTGGGCGCAACAGCCGTAAGGATAGATCATCATGGGCAACAGGTTTATGTACCAGCCTATGATTCAGATCGAATCTTCTCTGCTCTTGTAATGGAGCTAAAAAGACACCAGAAGGATGAACAGCTTACGAAGCTTTATTCACTGATGATCTTGTCCTGGAACGACGTAGAGTTGTTTAATCACATCCGTGATTTTCTTGTTTGGTTTGTTAGCAGAAACACCAATATCGGATTCGCCCGCACCCTGCTGAAACTTGGAATTCCTACTAGGAAATCT